GTCTTTATCAATTATTAACCTATCAAATAAGCTATAAGTATGATAATTTAAGCTATTGATATTTAAAAAATCACAAAATAAGCCTTCTATTTTATTATTAAGCTCATCTGTAAGTTTTACATTAACCCAACCCTTATTTATATGATGAATTCTTTTATTAAAAAAGGTGTTAAGACTATATTGCCCACTCTTAGCAATTAAACCTTTAAGCGTTGTGTATTTCATAGTTACCATTTTTAAAACTCCTCTATCAATAAATTTAATCCCACTTTTAATTCTGTTAATATGTTTTGTTCCTTGTTGTTTAAACCATAAGTTTTATTTAGTTCGTCATAATTTTTCATAATTGCTCTAATCTTATCTCTACTCAATCCACTTAAAACCTCAACATTAGAGAAATTAAACATATTAGTTCTTCCACTCTCTTGAACATCTACATATGCCTTAAATTCTTTTTCTGTTATGTTTATCTTTATTGTTTTTTGTATTTTTGTTTCCATTTTGTTATTTTTGTGAATATGATATTTTAGACATTTTATTATAAATAGAATTAAACCAATAATAACCAACAAAGGCATTTTTATCATAAATCCTAAATCCCCTAAAACTTGGCTTTTCTCCTTTTGTGATAATTGCTTTTAATGTTAAATCCTTTAGATTTATATGATTAAATCTAGTTTCTTTTAAAATTTCTTTCTGTATTGTTAAATCTTTATTTTCTTGATTATTTTCCATTTTAGTATAAATCCCTATTCTCATTTTCAGATATTAAACATTTAGCACAATTAGGACATAATTCTTTTAATCCCTCATAATTCCTAGTGCATTTTAGACATTTAGCCATTTTATTTAAAATTACCTATTACCTCATTTTTTAACTTAATCAAAGCACTATAACTTAAATTAACCCAATATATAAAACCTTCATTACTACCAATACATATATATTTTATATTCATTTTAATACTCCAAATAGTTTTAATTGTTCTATAAGATAGTCATCAGGGTTACAATCTACCATAACACCACTTAAGAAGTCCTCTTGCTTAGGCGTAAACTTCTCTTGTTCGTCTCCTATATGCCCTACTAGAGAACTACTTTTAGCTCTTACTAGTTTATCATCTTCATATAAGTATAATATAACGCTGTCTTTATCCTCTTGTTTTAATGTATGGTCATCATACTTACTCTTTATTATCTTGTAGTGTTTTGTTTTGTTTTCCATAGTATTATAGTGTTTTTTATAGTTTATAAATGTTTGTTTATATGAATTGTATAATTATATATATGTATATATATATATACTACATAATTATATAAATATATAATTGTATAAACTATATGTTTATATATTCTTACTCTCCTTTGCTTTGTTTTCCATAGATATACTAAATCAATATACCTTATAAATACTTATGTCATTGGATATATATATTATATTATACATATGTTTATAAATAGATATATATATAAGAGTTGTTACTCATCAGTAGTTTCACGACGAGATATACCTAAGGGTGTATAAGTCACGTCAAGTTCACATATAGAATAAATGGGGGATATAAAGTATTTATAAACTTTCAAGACCGACCCGCTCTCTGTAGATCGGACATCTCTCACAATCAAGCGCATCGTGATTGCACGGCTTGAAGTCACGCAAGGCACAGTCTCCTCGCAAGCCTTTCTTTATCATATGCCTCATATATCCGCATAATTTAGAATCAATTATTTCTTCATATCTCATATCATATAAAAGTTTATATAATATATAAACTTTGCTTAACCGTAATTTTTTGATAAAATTAGAAAATATATAATTATACCGGCACATTTATAAACTTAAATAAATACTAATTGATATGGAAGAACAAGTAATAATAAACAAGACAGAAAAACCTAATTCATACGAGAAAGGTCCAAGTGGAGATAGACATAAGTTATACTATTCTGATGCCAATGACTTAGCAAAGCAAATTAAAGAATTAAAAGAAAAGGGGTTAATGGAATGATAACAAAAATGGATAAAGAATTAAAAAATAAACTATGGGAAGAAGGAAAATCTGCAAAGATATTTCCAAGTGATTTTATAGTGATACCAGTACTAGATGCAATTAAACTGATTGAGGACTCACAAAAGAGTAATTGAAGATGAAACTATATGATTATAAAACAAAGCGGATGGTAGAAGCTCCAGATGATTTACTAGATAGGCATACATGGATGTTTAGGACAAGAAGTAACTTCGAAAAGCATTTACATATACCATATTGCGAGAGAGATGACAAGTTGTGCTTTAGTGATGATAGAGCATCGTGTGAGTATTTTAGAGATTTCATTAAGGAATTAAAAATAACTGGAGATTTACAAAATGCCAAAACAATATAAGGAGGAAAGAATAACGATGACAAAAGACGAAATAATAGATTTAGTAGTAAATGGCTTTGATGACATAAGAGTAGTCAAGCAAGAATCGTATAGTTCCGGGGTAATAAGATTACCTGCAAGATACATAGGTCAGAAATTCAGAGTAATACTGATACCACAAAGTAATATTGATGAACATGAACTAAATAAAGAGATGAAGGCCCTTAAAGACATATAATGGAAAAAGCAATAGAAAGTTTGATCGGAAAGGGATTACTAAAAGAAAGGTATGATAATCAAAAGGACGACTTAATTAGAAGCCTAACTCCGAAAGGATTTGTAGAATTAACGGAATTACTTAAGGATCCAATTTACAGAAGAGTATATCTTTTAATGAAGAGAGGAGTAAGCGAAGAAGTGATTAATAAATTTTTGGAGCAAGCGAATGTTCAAGAGAACTAGAATCAAATGGGCTTTCAAGTGTGGTAAATCAGAACACAAGTTTGGTAGACTGATTGGGCTTGTGACATTTATTGCATTTGCATACACGCATTTTTTTAATCCAGACTTGATTGGAGAGATATTGATAGGTTTGGTTTTCATTTGTTGGTTAATTTATTTACTATCACACACATTCGAAAAAAAATTATTTGGTCATCATGGTCCAAGAAGCGGATGGAAATGATAAAAAAGCTACTGATGTTCGAAGCTACAGTCAAATTGTTCCTTTCACTACAAGACGGAGTAAATACAACCGGAGCTATAAGAAAAGCAGATGTTAGTCTAACATTGGTAAGGAGAATAAATGAATTTGAACAAATGGGATTAATAGAAACCAAAAGAACTAAATATGAGAGAATCATCTTTTTAACAAAGAAGGGTAGAAAGGTACAAAAAGAACTATGGGAAATAAAGTAAAATCAAAAAAGAAATGTCCGAGATGCAATAGCACTAGGCTAATCTTAACAACCAAAGGAATGACCTGCCAGAGATGTGGATATATTAATGATTTAAATAGAAAAGCTAAATTTACACAATGGTAGATAAAGAAAAACAATTAAGAGGAAAGAAGTCAAGAGCACAAGGTGGAACATTTGAGAGAAGAGTAAGGCAAATAGAAGGTTTTAAAAGGAGTGTTAGACTATTGTTACTATGAATAAATATTCGGAAGCAAATAAAAAGAGATGGGCAGATCCTAAATATCGTGAACGAGTTGGTAAGAAAATAAGCAAGGGATTAGCAGGAAATAAAAACTTCTTAGGAAAATCTCATTCAGAAGAAACTAAGGAAAAAATAAGAAATAGTGATTATCATAAAAATTTTGGAAGGGTTGGAGAAGAAAACCATAATTGGAAAGGCAAAGGTGCAAAATATGGTTCAATACATGGATGGATTTTAAAGAATTTTAAATTATCTAATAAATGTGATTTATGTGGCAACAAGGAAAGAAAATTAGAATGGTCAAATAAGGATCATAAGTATTCAAGAACAAGAAAAGATTGGCAGTGTGTTTGTAGATCTTGTCACAGGAGGTATGACATTGAAAACAGTAGATAAAAAATTACAAGGGAAGAGAAATCGTGCAGCTGGTTCAAGATTTGAATTATTAGTACGTAAGGATCTAATTAGTAAAGGCTGGATAGTTTCTAAGTGGCCTAATAATGTTGAGTTTAGTGAAGAGACAACGATGACTGATGAAATGTATGAAGATATGTTGGAGAAACCAGTAAAAATAAGAATTAGAAATAAACCTGAAGAACCATTTGTTTGGGATGTAAAGATAGGAAAATTAGCTCCAGCAAAGGCAAAGTTTAGAGGTGTAGGAATACCAATGGCACTAGGAACAGGATTCCCAGACTTTATTGCATTTAAATTATTTGATGAAGGGATGGCATGCTATGAAGGGAGGCCACATGGAAAAATATACAAATATCCAGGAGCATACTCTGTTATAGGAGTTGAATCAAAGATGAATGGGTACCTTGATCCAGCAGAAAGAGAGAAGTGTAAGTGGTTATTAGATAATAAGATTTTCAGTAAGATTTTAATAGCTAGTAAGACTAAGGTAAAGAATAGAATTGTAGTAGTCTACAAAGAATTTAGTGAAAATAAAAATGGACAAACTAAATAAGGTTATTAATTATTTTAAGAAGCAGGGATTTAATTGCATCTCCCAGGAAGCTTTCCCAGAAATATTAGCTTGGACCTCGTTGAAGGACGCAGAGGGTAAAACTATGGAAGTACCAATACACCTTAAAGAATCAAACAAAAATAATGTTATAGTTCCATTTGCGATTATGGGCGTAACTCTTAAAAAGCCACTAAAAAAACAAATGGTCCTTATCCAACAACAATTAGGAAGTTTGTATAGTTCTTTGGCAGTAGCCAGAATAGAGAACAAAGATATAGTGATTGACATAATGGGAAATGATAGGAGGTGTGAACGTGGAACAACAGGATATATTGGGTGATTTAGACTTATCAGAATTTTTATTTAAGTGTAGATTTGATTTCGCATTTTTCTGTAATAAGTTTTTACAAAATCTGTTTACTCCAGAATGCGGTGGAGTTAAGGATTTCCATATAAAATGGTTTAATATTTTTCAAGAAAAGAAAAGAGTTATCATAGAAGCTCCTTCTGGTTTTTCTAAAACAACAATGGTAATTGCTTATGTTATTTGGTATGTTTGGAATCACCCTAACAAAAATGTGTTGATTACTTCTAAAACATTACCACAGGGAATGAAGTTATTGGAAATTGTAAAATCATGTATAGAAGAGAGTCCTATCTTGAGTGACCTAAAGCCAAAAGACATCTCACAAATATGGTCAAGGCAGTTAATTAGAACATCTAATGGTTGCCGTATAGCAGTAAGACCTTATTCTATTAACATAAAAGGAGAAAGAGCTGACTTGATTGCTATGGATGAAGTAGATTCTTATGATGATACAGATATTTATTTCGATTATGTTGTTCCTAGACTTACTCCGGATGGTAAAATTTTTATGATTACCACAAAAGAACCAGGTAACTCGATAACAAATCTAATAAAAGACAAAAAACTAGAAGTATACTACACAATAACCTGTTGTGGAATTCTAGACCAAGAAGGAAATCCTGCAAAAAAACCCTATTTTCTAAAAGACAAGAATGGGAAATATATTAATAAGTCTTTATGGCCAGAAAGGTTTTCTATGGAGAGACTTGAAAAAACAGAAGCAGAGTTGGGTGATCAGTTTTTCGAAAAGAACTTTATGAACAATACAAAGGTAGAACAGGAAAGAAGTTTCTTCTCTATCAAGAAAGTAATGGAAAGCTTTGATGATACAATAGGATTTACAAAACAGAGAACAGGTCCAATCTTTACAGGACACGACTTTGCCATGAGTACAAGCAAGAGAGCAGATTATGATTCAAATGCGGTAATTGAGAAGAAGGGAAATTTTTATATTTTAAAATTCATGGAAAAATACAGAAGGCCTCCAGAGGCTAAATACGAAAGACTGAAAGAGATACAGGTAGATTATGATCCAATTTATATGGTTTGTGACGAGTCCAATGCAGGAAGTGTCCTTATCCGAGATTTGCGTGGTGCAGCTTTACCTGTTTATCCTCAGAAGTTTAGTGGTGGTGTAGGTGGAAGTAGAGCAGAACTATTGAAAGCATTACAGAATATAATAGACGCAGGATTGCTTGTTATCCCTAGAAAGCCAGATAGTAACGAAGTTGAGGTAACAAATGAGCTATTAGAACAATTAATGGGATTTGTAATAGCAGAATCAAAGATAACAAGATTGCCAACAATATCGTCTACAGCGGCACATGATGACTTAGTTATGGCTTTAGCTATGGCTGTAAAAAGAGCTAGCGAGGTAAGATCGTGTGGAATGGACGATGATGGAGAATGGTAAAATATATAAACTTGTATTTATTTAGTATACTATGAAAATGCTTGACTTATTTAAGAAAAAAGAGAATATCGATTACGCAACCGCAGTAGTCAAAGACATGTCTACTAAGACATCAACTACAAGTTTTAATCCTAGTCCATTTAATGCAAGCCTAATCCAGACATCCGACAATGTTACCCGTGTCGATCCTGCAGATTTAGAGCAAGCATATATCTCTGACCCTATCTACTTTAGTGCAATTAACAAGCATGTTCAGTTAATCATGGGTGCAGGATACGAGTTAATTGGAGATAAGAAAGATAATTGGAAAAATTTCTTTGACTCAATAGGAACAATCGGAGAAGACATGACCTGGGATGAGATGCTTGATCATATTTTTACTTACCAGAATATTTACGGAAAAGCATTTGTATTAATAATTAAAAACAAAACAAAAACAAAGGCTCTTGATTTATTACTATTAGATACCAAAAAGGTTGATTACGCAAAGGACCAATCTGATAATGTTATGTTCGATGACGACGGTAAACCTATCGGATACATGGTTGAAATACCAGAGAATATCAAGATTACAACTATCGTTCCAGACCAAACACCACGAGGTGTAGGCTCAAAGTCAGGAGACAAGAAAGTTTTCATAGCGTATGAAAGAATTATACAATACAAGTCATACACTTTTGGTGACAGACTTTATCCTATTGGATTGATAGAGCCATCATATTTGTCTGTTTTGAGAAAAATGAACATTGAAGAAGCTCAAGCTAATTCTATATACCAAAGAGGAAGTTATCCACTTGGTGTTGCAGTTGGTGACGAGAACCACCATCCAAGACCTAAAGATGTAGAAAAGGCTGCTAAAACATTTTCAAGAATAAAGCACGACAGAGTTATCGCACATCCTTATTGGGAAGTTCCTACAGTCCTGGAAGCTAAACAATCAGATGCAGTAGATGGAGTATTAACATATTTAAGAAGAAATCAAATAGCGTCACTTAGCATGCCTGAGTCATTAGCTATTGGTTCTGGAGAAGCTACAAACAGAGCAACATTGAACAACCAGCAAGCCTTCCTGGAATATACATTGATTGATATTGTTAAAAAAACACTAAACACCACAGTTAAATATTTAATAAATCCAGTTTCAGAACTAAACAAATGGGCCCCTATAACAATTAAGTGGGGAGATATTAGAGCAGAATCAGAAATGGATAAAGCAGATGTTCTAATAAATGCTGTAAGAAATGGAGCACTATCTCAAGAATCAGTAGAATCTTCACTAAGAACGATATTGAACTTACCAACTAAAGAAGAGGAAATTAAGATGGGAGTAACTGGATCTGCTGATGCATCTGGCGACGCTGTTAGCGAAGAAGAGCCAAAATCAGAGAAGAAAGAAGAGCAAAAAGAAGAAAAAGAGCAATAAATATATATTTATATAAAATAGCAAAATATATAAATGATTATTTCTTTAATAAGGCATGACACATAATAATTTCAATGCCGGAACTTTCGATTTAGAAGTAAAAAATATAGATGTTTCTAGTCTTCCTGTAACAATTAAAGATAGAGTTTTAATGGCACCTGGTACATGGAACGGAGATACCTACACAACTGAAGAGATTGAAAAGGCTTTCTACAATATGGACTGGAAGAACAAAGACTTTATAGGAATTGTAGCAGATCATAATTCTTCACCAGAAGGAGATAGCGCAAATGCTAACTTGAGTGTACACGATTGGTTTGGGTTTGTTAGAAATCCAAGACTAGATGTCACCGGTGAAATATCAAACATACCTGGAGCTATTATCGGAAACCTTGAATTACATGATTCTCAAATAGCACAAAAATTAGTTAACGCTGGTGCAAAGTTCGGAATATCCCCTAGGGTTTTTGGATCAGAAGTTAGTGGAATTGTAACAGATTTTTCATTTAAACATTTTGCAGTTGTAACAAGCCCTGCGATTTCTAAAGCATATATCAATTTATCAAAAAAAGAAGATTTAGCTAGAGGAGAAGGGAAGGGTGTAGGTGGACCAGAACAAGGAGATGGTGGTGCTAGTAAATGCGTCTGCCCTAAATGTGGAAATTCAATTACTCACGAGAAAGGAGTTCCTTGTGCAGAAAGCAAGTGCCCTAAATGTGGAACCACTATGGCTGGATCTAAACCTTCCGATATGCAAAAAAAAGACGAAAAGCCTTCTGAAGTTCCAGAAGAATCACAATTACCCGAAGAGGGAAAAACAAGAATGAAAGGAGGTTTAGATAAAATGCAAGAAAAAGAAGTTAATGAAGAAGTGAAATCTGAAGAAAGTTCTGAAGATAAGAAAGAAGATTTATCAGCTAGAATTGATAAGTTGACTGGACAAGTAGAAAAATTAGCATCTGTTGTTGAGAAGACAGTAACAAAGGATATGGAAGAGGCAGTACCTGAAGTTGAAGCTGAGGCTGAAGTTGAAGTACCTGCTGAGGAACCACCTGTTGCTGAAGAGCCTATTGAAGCAAAAGAGGAAGTAGCTGTAGAACCAGCTGAAAACTCTGAAGTTAAAGATATGGCTAAAACACTCAAAGAAACTACAGCAAAATTAAAAGTATTAGAGAAACAAATGAACGAACCTGAAAAGGCAGTTGTATCTGATTTATCAGCTACAAAAAGTTCATTAGGCGGAGTATACTCGACAGGAGATCAACAAATGTCAAGTTTCTTGCAAGCAAATTTTTCACAATGAAACACACAATAAGAGATTTAGCACAAACAGGAGCAAGTAGTGTTCAAGGTACAACAGTTGGAACAAAGTATGGTCTTCAACCTATTCAATACCTAAGAGAAATTGTAGATGCTGCAAAGAATAGACATTTTTTCGCCCAGGCTGTTAAGAATTTAACTCTTCCTCCAAATCATCACGATGTTGCGATACCTAAAAGGTCCGCATACGAAGGAAGAAGTGGTATATTATATGAGACAACCGAGAGAACGGCTGCTGATATAACATGGACAACAATGGATAACTTAGCAAGTGTTACAGTTACTCCGACTATTGTTTTATCAGGATATGCTATAACTCAAACAGCTATCAGAACTAACTCATTGAACATTACTCAAGAAGCTAAGGAAGAACTTACATATGCATTAGGAGACAGAGTTGATTACGCAACTGCGCAAGCAATCGGTGACGCTAGTAGTACCACAAGTACAACTACCGGAGCTCAAATCGTTTATGGTGGAGACGCCACAAGTGATACAACACTTGCTGCAGGAGATGTATTAACAACTGAACTATTCGCAGAAGCAAGAAAACTTTTAATGACAGTTAATAAACAATATAGAGCGAACACAGGAGCTGGAGGTGGATACGGAGCAATATCTGGTACTGTAACAGGTAACGGATGGCAAAATACACCTGACGATCCTTTCGTTATGTTTATTGGTCCTGCTCAGGAAAAAGCATTCCTTATAGACTCTCAATTTACAAATGCAGCTGAATATGGAGCAAGACAAGCTCTACTTAACGGAGAAATCGGTAAGTATTTAGGTGTAAAAATTGTAGTTACAAATAACGTAGAACAAGTTGCCTCAGGATCCGAAGGACCTGACGCTGAAACTGCTAACGTAAGCGTAAACATGACAAGATGTATCCTTACAAAAGCAAAGAAAGCTTGTGTATTAGTTTGGGGTAGAGCTCCAGAACTAAAGGTTTGGGATTACAACGAGAGAGACCAAGTTAGAATTAGTTTGGTTACTGAGTATGCAATTTCAGTTATTCATCATGACGCTATCGTCTTCATAGACGTAGCTGATTAAAGGCAATTATTTTATTTTTTTTCCTTTTTTTATTTTTAAAAGGACGTCACGAATCACAGTATCACACTCACAGGAATAGGCCTAATTAATTTAGAAATATGTTGAAAGGAGGATATAGAAAAAAATATGGGAAGAGTTGGATTTAGAAGTGGAGGTATACACGCACAAAATTTCCAGGCAGGATCTGTAGATATTACAGTTGATGCCTCTGGAGATGGAACGGCTAGTGTGACTTTCGATAATGCCATGAAGGCAACACCTAATATAGTTATGACTGCACAAGAAGCAGATACTACAGGTACACCGTGTGTAACAAGTAGTAATTCTACAGGATTTGTCGCTCAAGTTGATGGGTCGTCAGTTACTGGAGACAGTTTAACAGTTAGTTGGTTTGCTTTCAATGACAATAGGAGATAAACTTCCTTAAGTTATCAGAATGGTTAGAAAAAAAGTTGAACTTAAGAAGAGAAGGAAAGAGCTAGTTAGAGCTGGAAAGATTAAAGAATCTGATAAGGTCTTAGAAGAATACTGGGCTTTATGTGGCGCTAAAAAAGTTTCGAAACCTGAGCCATCTAATAAATATTCAAAAGAAGATCTAAAGACTATGAGCTTTAGTGAATTAAGAAGAATAGGATATAAATTTGGAACTAAGGATAGAAGCAAGAGCGGTCTCATTAAAGAAATCTTAGAATTGCAATAAAATGGCAGTTTTAGTTACAGTAAGCACAGACGGAGGATTCAAAGTATTTTCGAGCACTAATAGTACATTAGCTACTGCTATTTCAGATGTAATCAACGCAGTTGAGGACCACAATGTTTCACAAAACACAACACAATTTAACCTGACACACGATGGAACGAATTTCGTGTATATGGCTAGTGTTAGAGTGAAATAATGTTAGACGCAGAAATAGTTAAGCTAGTTAGAGCGCTTCATTTAGCTTTGCATGCAATAGAATCGCAAGAAAGCAAAGACGGAATGAAGAAAGAGGAGTCTAAACTTTCTGATGAAGTAAGTATAATAAAAAAATGATAAACGAATTTAAAGGAAAAGCTGGAATAAAAGGTTGGTTTACTCTTAGACATCTTAGAAATGGAAAAATAATTGAAGAGAGAACTATCAATAATACTGTTGTTAATGTAGGTTTTGCACAAGTTGCAGGACTTCTTTTGACAGATGTTGGTGGAACTGCATTCGATTTTATTGCTATCGGAACAGGAACTACTGCTGCAACTGTTACAGACACCGCATTAGAAACAGAAATTGCTAGTGGTGGTGGAGAAAGAGCTGATGCTGCAGGAAGTAGAATAACTACCTCGGTAACAAACGATACTGCACAATTACTTGCTACATTTGATTTTACAGGTTCTTTTGCTGTTACAGAAAGTGGAGTTTTAAACGCTGCATCTGCAGGAATTATGCTTTCGAGACAAGTATTCGGAGCGATCAATGTTGTTAGTGGTGATAGTATTCAAGTTACATGGAAGATACAGGTTTCGTAATTAAAGTAGGTTTTTACCATGGCTAAGAGAATATATACTGAGAGTGCTAAACTATGGTTTAGTGACCATAAAGAAGAACTAGGTTATACTAGTGGTATCTCTATAATTTTTGTAATTCTTATGTACTTATCTGCATCTGGAGCAATTACAATTACTGGACATTCAGATAGTTTAATTTGTGAGGGAACAGAATTTGACCCTTGTTATGTTTATATTAATTTTACAGCAAATGAAGATGTTTTTCTTTATCCTTTAGATTATGACCCATGGGGTAGAAACACTCCTTTTGAATTTGACCCTGCGGTAAAGAATTTTACTGTTGCAAGGAGTTGGGGTACAACTTGGAGAAATTATGATTTGTATAATCCTTGTACTGCTACATGGTGTGGTGCACCTCCTAATTCTCCAGATAACAAGTATTCTTTGGCCTGGAGAAAGAATAAGAACTACACACTTAGAGTTGAAATTTACAAATTTAATGCTACAGACGAAGTTAAGGTGGTGTTACCATGATATTTGAAGATTTGAAAAAAATTGTAATAATTATTGCAATTTTAATGATGCTTATTCTTATCGCCGGATTAGCTAGCGCAGACTTAAAAGAAATCAAACTATTACCTACTGATTACGAAGTAAGAGAAAGTGTCTCGTTGTTTGATAAAAATAGTTTTATAATTGAGCCATATACTACAAAAGATGTAAAAATATCTGATGTAGATTTGATTGAGAAAGTTAATTCTAGTAAGTTCTATTTTAGATTCCAGGATAAAAAATTAGGATGTATTCCAGAATATCATCTTAAAGTAAATCAATTAAGCAGTCATAAGATTAAGAATACATATAATTTTCTCACACCAATGAGATAACTACATTAAATCATTTTGACATAATTAATTCACCTTTAAACAGAGTAGATAAGTGGGATATTGAAAGAGTTAATGAAACTTATTGGATTAATTATTACGGAAATATTTGTGATACAGATCCAAGCTTTGATGTTAAAATAATAACAGACGATACAATAGTTTTCAAGAATCAAACAGAAGGTAGTACATTAGGAGCAAGGCTAGACACAGCAACTACATATTATTCATTGGATAATGATGCAGAAGGAACTTATATTCAAGATGATTCTATTAATAATTATTTTGGAACAAATGTTGGTACTACTTTTGTAAGTAGTTGTGGTAGTGGAACAGGTGATAGTTGTAGGTCATGGGATGGAACTAATGATTATATAGAATTAGGAATTACTGATGATTTGACCAAACCCTGGAGTTTTATGGGTTGGGTTCAGATTCCAAATACTGGTGCTAATCGTGACCTTTACGAAAGGGGAAGTAATGATCGAGGAGTAGAGATTATATTAGGTGCTGGAGGAAAAATTCAGTTCTATTATAGATGGGGTTCGGGAGCAGATTACGTAATGATAAGACCCGGTGACATTGTGGATACTGGTGCGTGGTATCATATTGCATGTGTTGCAGATACTGAAAACAAAGCAGGATATTTTTATATTAACGGTGTATTAAAAACGACTAAAGTAATAAGCCCAATTACTTCTGCTATTACAGATACTGGACAATTAGGATATGCAACACTTCCAAATCCATCTGGAGCTGCTAGAACATATTGGTCAGGCGATATGGATGAGATTAGAACATTTGAGAGGGCATTAACCCCATCAGAGATTGTAGATGATTATAATAAATTAAGAAAGGACTTAAAATATACTAGTGATAGTGATTTTGAAACATTAGTTTACTACAATACAACATCACAATATTGGAATATTACAAATAGTCAAGCAACAAGTAATGGAAGTGCAGAAGTTAATGACTTATGTCAAGCAGATGCTAATTGTGTAAGCTACTGGAATTTAGATGGAAATTATTTAGATAGTAAAGGGAGTAATAATGGAACACCAACTGGAACAAATAATGCTACTGGATTGAGTAGTGGTGCTGTGAGGTTTGATGGAATTGATGATTATATTAATATGGGTAGCGACCCTAGTATTGATGATTTAAGTACATACACTATTTCATTATGGGTATTTGCTAGTAGCTACGGAGATAGTGACTATGGAAGAATATTTGACAAAAGAAATACTGCAGATAATGCTGGATATACTATGCAATTTGCATCAAATAAATTATATTTTCAACAGGACTATGATTCTAGAACTGAGGCTGTTGCTACAGACAGTAATGTGTTTCCATTAAATCAATGGAAGCATTTGGCTGTAGTATTTGAGAGCAATATTCCTGATATATATCTTGATGGAAAGGAAGTGAGTTATGGAACTCATCAAACGGGCGTAGGTACTAGGTTAGATGAATCTGCCGAGAACTTTTTATTGGGGGAGAGGGAAGCCCTAGATAGGAGTTTTGATGGTACATTAGATGAAGTTCTTATTTATAATGACGCATTAACACCTTCAGAAATAACAGATTTATACAAAGCAGGATTATCTCAACATGCACAGACAAATATAACCTTGCAGACAAGAACTGCAGATAGTTATAATCTAACAGATGCTAATCTAGTTTCCTTATGGAGTTTTAATGCAGACAACTCATCTACAGCTTTTGATGAAACTGGAAGAAATAATGGAACAAGAATTGGTGGTATTCTTGATGCTACAGATGGAAATGGAACTGTAGGAAAGGGATATTATTTTGATGGGGTGGATGATTTTATAAATGTTACAAATCCTGTTGGATTATCATTTGGTGATGGAACTAATGACTACCCGTTCTCAGTGTGTGTGTGGCTAAATCCTGACGATGTAACTAATTTTAGAATGGCTGCTAAGGCATTATCACCAACGGTGAATGAATGGATATTTTTCTTTACTGGAGATGACGTTCTAACATTATCTATTTATGATACTACTGGAGCTTCTCAATTTGAAAGTCGGAGATATGATAAAGCGCTTACCTCGATAGAGGGCGAATGGTCACACTTGTGTGCAACTTATGATGGACGTGGTGGTGAGGGTGCAGCCGCAGGAATGAAACTTTATGTTAATAGCCTTCGAAAGGATGACTTAACTGTTGCATCAGGTGGAGTGTATACAGCTATGCACGATACAGGTATCCCTCTAACTATGGGGGCGCTAATGAATGTTCCAGATTATTCAAATGGAGCAATAGATGAAATTAGAATATACAATAGAACATTATCAGCTTCAGAAGTTCAAAACCTATACAACTTAGGAAATTACCATATTGAATGGAGTGATTGGCAGGATGAAGGATTAGTAACAGACGGAATACCAGTTACATCAACAGACCAAGGAAAGTTTTATCAATCAAGACAAAAGTTTTCAACAAATGATAGCATGGTAAGTGCTTATCTTTTAAATTATAGTGTATCATCAGGGCCAACATCTCCGGTTGTTCCTTGTAATTCTTCAGACATTGTGGCAACATTAAATCTTCCTAGATTAAGATATGCTAATTGTTCTCCAGATTGGGAATTTTACCCAACATATCCTCAAGGGCAAACAACACTAATAGGCGCAATTAATTTATCTAATATAGCAGATAGGTCTTGTGACGCAGAAACTCAAATATATACTCAATATTTTGTGAATGGAACAATGTCTCCAGATGCTTCAGGAGAATACTACTTAGCTGGAACTTATAATGGACAACCTATTTGGAATAGGACAGCAGACGATGCCTATATGATTTTCTACACCACCCCCTCATTCCTTACCTATATGATGAGTGATAATTTACTTGCTCCGTACAAATGGCAACATTCAATTACAGGAAATACAGACCCTTGGGGAGCCTATGGCCAAATCCATACAGGAGCTGGAAATCCATTCTTTTATAATACGTCTACTCCAAATACTGGTTGGGAACTGTATGCATGTAGTGATTCCTCTACAGATCCAATTAACGACGCAAATTGTATAACTTATAATTCGGATTGGCAAACAATCGAAACATCAATTCCTTCCGGTGGAAATGAAACAGTATGGATGTATGGTAATTGTTCATTTGTAAATATAAATGCAGGAGTCGACTTAGACTTCAGGGGTGCATAATGCCTTTTAACACATATGCAGAATTTATTAAGAATTTAAGTGAGACAACTAGCTTAGCAGATAGTATTATAAAAAATCTTACAAAAACTCCATGGACTGAGACCATTAACTTGTCAGATTCTATACTAAAATTAACCCAAAAACCACTTACAGAAAGCATCGTTTTACCATCAGATATTATTGTAAAAAGAGTTACGGTTGGTGATAAAACAGAAATTCTTAAGTTTGCAGATAACATAACCAAATTAACATATAAAGAATTCGTAGAGACTACTACCTTTACTGATAATCTAGATGTTGTTTTCATAATTAGTAGAATGATTCAGGTAATAAATGAAAAGCCAATTATACAGATGGTTGATAATGTTAGGCCAGAAATAGCATTATCTGAGAATATTGTTCCAGAAATAAATATAATAAATATACCATAAACTATATAAAATATATAAACTATATAAATATACAAAATGTCAAACGTAATTAGATGGGGAGTCAATGAATCGAGCCAACTCGAATATGATCAAGCTAGAATTTATAGGGCTGCTACTGAAGAAGGTGCATATTCTGTAATAGCAACGCAAGTAATTGCTGATAATACCTACAATGACGAGGAGGGAAATGCTTCAAGTTGGTATAAGGTTGATTTTTACAATTCTGCTAGCGAGAATGCTTCTAGTATCTCTGACGCATTAAAGGCTAATACTTTTATCGGTTATTGCTCTGTAACTGACATAAGAGACATGACCAACATTACTACTTCTGATTTAACAGATACAGAGGTTGCAAATATTACTAAAGAGGCAATTAAACAGGTAAATAGTGACATGAATGTTGAAGTAATAAGAGAATCTGTAGAGTATATCGACGATATGCGTTCAAATGACACTAATGGAACTAATACTACTTTCTATGTAAAAAACTGGGAAAAGTTCATTTCTGACTCTAATGACGATGGAAAAGTAGGAACATCTGACATAACTGTGATTTTTAAGGATGGTGCTGGAACAGAAACAACACAAACTGTATCTACGATAACACCTGCCGATGGTAAATTCACAGTAGCTACTGCGCCTACATCAAGTCAAGAAGTTATCGTAACATATAGCTATTCAGCAAGAAACGCAGACACACCAGACAAAAAAATTGTTTTAGCATGTACCTTTTTATCTGCAGCTTATTGTTATTCAAAAATTAATATTGGAATGGCAATAAAGACAGACTTTGGAAACACAAAAATCACTAGACACATTGACGCATACAAATACTATGAACAAAAATATAATGAAACTATGGATCAAATAAATACTTCAGGAGATAGTTCTCTGTCAGCATTCTCAGATAGCCCGTATACACTATGAGCGGACTTCAGGTAAACCTTAACGAATTTAGAAAATTACCGAGAGGTGAACAATTGAGTTGTCTTTATGAAAATCAATGCAAAACACTACAACTTATTTCTTCATATAGATTTCATAAAAAAGTACAATATTCTTGGTTGGTGATACTGTCTAGTGGAGCAATATTCATGTTAAAATACTTACTGCAATAAAATGGTAAATTTAGATGTTAGACAAATTAGAAAAGAGTTAGAATATTATGGTGATGCTGTTACTATCCGTGTCGTAACTGACGCAGAGTATTCTAAATGGGGAGATGCTACAGAAACCACAGCAGATACCACTAGTGTTGTTGCATTTGTTCAAATTTTAAGCCAGGAAGATGAATTAGTAAAGGAAGGAATATTCCAAATTGGAGATTTATTATTATGGTTTAAATCAGACGAAAGTAGTATCGATAGAGGAAATCGTATCCAATTCAATAGTAAATGGTATGAAATAAATGAGGTAATTCCGCACTATGCAGCATCCACGATATATGCATTAGAAGCGAGATGTAAAAAGATATAATGTCAAACTTAAAAAAATCAGATAGGACAGGAA